ATTAGGTTTTGACAAGCCTTTAGTCATCCAGATTTTTAATCTTTCTTGACTATCAGCGTCGTCTTGTAGTGTTAGTTTAACTGCTTCTCTAAATCCTGTGCGCCATGCAATATAGGGGCGGTTTCCGATACAATGTATGCTAGCTAATTCTGGTAAAATTTTTATCTGGTCACTTAGACTTGTAGTAATATCAACTTTGCCTGTGTGTTCAATATCAAATAAAAACTTTGGTAATAATTTAATGCCACCATTACCATATACTGCATCATTGATATCGTTTTTACTGTGCCATATATGCACAACATCAAATTCTACAGGATCAACTTTATAAGTAAACTTAAAGTTTTCTAAAACTATTGTATCAGCATCTACGACCCAGAAATGACTAGTTGACGACTTAATAGCCGCCACTTTATGAGCTGCATATATACCTTTTACACCGTCTACTCGTTGTGCAGTTGGGAATCGATTTTTTAATATGTGAAAATGTTCGTTAGCAAACGGTTCGCCGCAACTTATAAAAAAGATATCGTATTCTGGTTGTTTATAAAATACTGATGTAGATTCTATAATTTTTTTATTTTCAAATTCGCCATACGAATCTTTTTTAAATTTGTATCTATAGGGAATTAAGTATAATCCTTTAACACCATTATTTTCAAATTGATGTATGTAAGTTTCGTCCCACTCGTTGATAACAAACTTTAAAGAAAAGTTTACGTCTAAAGTAACATTATAATCAACATACCAACAATATTTTGTAGAATAACAATCGTCAATTGATTCTACAGGAATTGCATTAGGATACTTTTCAAGTAGCATTGATGCCGCCTTGCTATTTTTTTGATAAAAAATATCAATCATTCTTTTTCCAAAAATCCATAATTTGATCTATTAGAATTTTTAAAGACACCTTTGAAAAATTTACTGGCATCCGCATCTAGATCACAAATTTCAAGATCTAATCGTTTCTTCAATTCATTGCCATAAAAAGTAATTTTATCAGACAATTCTTCTGTTGTCATACCGTTGACTTCTTCATTCCAGAAATCTGTTAAGTATTCAAAGTCTCTAACTTGTATGTAATCCCAATCAGTGCAATTGGTCATATAGCAACCTTGACGAGATCCTAATATAGCCCATTCACCGTTGTCAGAGTCTTTACCGATGTTAAGCCACACTAATAAACGTTGCATATTTTTCCAATGTATACTGGTCTTGAATGTTCTATTTTCTAAACGAACACCTCTTTCTAATGACATCTTTACACCTTCACGGAATCCTGCACGCCATGCTTGAAAGGCGCTGGCATTATTATACACATCGCTGAAACAACTATTCATCTGAATGTATTCTGCATCCCAGCAAAAATCTACTTGTGCGTTAGGATCATCAGCGGGTGCGTTTTCGTGAGTTTTCATGTCTAAAACATATTGTTTTGGCCATAGTTTTAATCCGCCGTTGCCATACATAAGTCCGTTGACTACATTATAACCTGCCCACGATATAACGCACTTTGATAAATCTTTGTGCTCATCAAAGTTCACTTCTTGATTAAGAAAATCTTCTCGTATAACGTTATCACCATCTACAGTGACAAAACGATCTGTTTCACTGAGATTTGCACAGGCTTTGTGTGCGGCATCGCTGCCTTTGACTCCGTGGATACGTTTTGCCCAAGGCACTTTTGCCAACAAGTCTGCATAATTTTTTTCAGCGTTCGGTTCGTCGTAGCTGAGATAGATAATGTCGTAATCAATAATTTTAACTGTTTGAGTCATGGCGCAATTAATCCGTATGATTTAAAAAATGGTTTAGTATAAAATTTTATTTTGTTTGACGATTGTTCTGTCAATGTGACGTGATCTATATATACAGTGTCATTGTATGCTAAATCAATAGTGTCAATTTTGATTGTACGTATTAGATAACTAGCATTCTTTAAAAATGTTACATAGAATTCTAACTTGGAATTAATCTTATATTTTTTTATATACGATTTTTCTTCTTCGTTGAGTTTAAATGCCCATTGTTTAGTATTGGTATTATTCTTAATAGATAATGCACCAGCAAAAGATTTCAACACAGGGATTTGTAATAACACTCGTTGATCATCATTTTGTGCATCTTTTTGCACAATCTTAGATTCTGTAGGACTAGTATATGATACTCGATAGGTAGAATAATTTATTTTACCACTTAGAAAATCTTCAATATCCGTAGATGGAACTTCTATATGATGAGAATAAGCCGAGTTAACTTCATTTGTGATAGCGTAAATATCACCAGTAATGTTATCAAAATATATTTTATAAAGACCGTTGCTCTCAGTAGAACTAGAAATTCGAAGAATTTCTTCGTCTGTAATAATTGTGTTGTCGTGTTCAGCCAGCATGGTTGATATAATCTTCTAAAAATGAATTCTCTATATAATGCAGCACACCTGTTTGTTTAAATTGATTAATATATATCGTATCAAGATCAATTATTTCAACTTGTGCAACTTTGGTCCAATCGGGGTGAACACTGTGCCACCCCTGTATTAATGACTTCATGTGAGTGAAACTACAAATTTGATTTGAATCAAAACAGTTTTCAAGTCCTAAAATTTTAGCCGCAATGCTTATTGTAACATCAAGACTGTAAAATTTTTGATAATTTTTAGGACTAAATTCACCATAAAATTTTTCCCAGTTGTATGTTATAAATTCGACTAATTTCCAAAATTCTAAACTTTCATCTGATTTTTTAAAATAACAAAATCCACTGTAAAGATTAGGCAAAGAATTTTCTATAAATGTTTTTCGATAAACTCGATCAGTAATTATATCTCCCCTGAAGTTTTTAACTTGACTGGTAAAATATAAATTTTTATCTTGCAACTGTTTCCAGACATTGTCTAAATCTGACAATATCAACATGTCTGCATCTAGTAAAATAGTGCGTTCATACGGTGTAGCATGATATGCTTTCCATCTATTTTGCACTTTCCATTCACTGTTTAGTGCATGGTCTTCAAATGGAATTTTAATTATTTTATCAAAAGCAGAAACATACTCCGCAGGCACTGTATCGTTAGTCATAAGTGATATGTTTTTTACAGTTGACTGGCTGCGGTCAATACTTTTGGCAAGATAGTATGCTTGTTTAACATAGTCACAGTCTAACGAATTTTGTGCTACAACAAAAAATCCTTGATTACTTTCCGTCATCGATTAACCTCAACAAACTATACTTGTTCATAACATGCACATCTATCCCTTGAGTTTTTAACGCAATATATTCGCCTAGATATTTTTCTTTTTCTAACAAAAATTTAAACTTATCATCTGAAATGTCAATCATTACATCTTTATCTAAAGTGTAAAACTTTTTGCCTGGCAAAATTGACACTACTGGGCTGTCAATGTTTCCGTTAAAAATATGTATTGCAATACTAAATGCAAAATCGTTTCTATACATTTTTGAATCAATTTTATAAAGCAATCTATAGTAGCCCCAATTTTTTCTAATGTGTTTTAACAACTCAAAAAATGATTCTGTAAATTTATTTTTTCTAAAAAATACAACTGTAGCCCAATAAAACGGAATACTCTGATCATTGATAAATTCAAATGATTCTACATTTCGCCATTGTGCTAAATCGTGACTATTTCTAAATAATGCTAAATCATTTTCGTGATCGAATTGGTGTGCAAGGTAATCGGAAGAAACAATGTAGTCACTATCTAAAATAATTGTTTCGTCATAGGGACTTAGATCATATGCTTCCACCCTGGAAAGATTTTTCCAGACTAATTGTTTGCTGTATAAAGATCCATCACTAAATCTTCGTTGCTGTGTAGTGTCAGTGTATGCTGTGATAATTTGATCAAATAATTCAACAGCATCTGGCTGACTAGTTAATAACCATTCCTTACTGTCAGTTACCAATGTGATTGGCAAATCAATGTATTTCTTAAGACGACGGGCGCAAAATGTGGCGATCTTGCAGTAGTCAACATCAGAATTATTCTGAGCAAAAATTAAAAAACCTCGTGTCATAGATTAATTAAATTAGAGATATTTCTTTGCTTTTTTATGTTGTTGTATTTGGCAAGATATTTCTCAGATTCTTTTTTGTATAATGTTAAACATTTATTCAAAAAATCTTTTAAATCTGCTACTTCCATAGGAATATTATTATTATCAACAACGATTGCAGATTCTTCATGCAAAGACAACATGTGAATTTTAGTTATTGTTTCTAAATCTGCAGTAAAACTACAACCATTTTGATAGAATATTAGACCTTGTTTAAATTCTTCAAAGGCAGTTTTGCGTGAAAGATTTAAAGTAGCCATAAAATTGGCTGTTTGAAATGCTTTTTCTAAGCGTTCATCCATAGAAATTTCCTAGATAGTTACAAGTAATTATCTAGAAAAAAATAGTGAGTGATTTGTTTTGATTAAATCAGACCAGAGCCCGATGCTGTGGGCGTTGGTACTGACACGTTGGATCCTGATGGGCGAACTTGGCGGATTAAACTTTGCAAATTGCCATCAATATCTTCGTCGATATTTGGATTAGGACCTGCATCATCTTTGAATTGAATGGTAAGAATTAGTTGGGTAGACCCTGCATCTCTACGAGCATATACTTCATAATCATTGGCAGCGTAGTTGCCTGCAGGTGCTGCTTTGTTAAAAATCAGTTGGTCACTGGTAGACAGGTCGTACCATCCAATACCGTATGTTGTACCAGCAGATGATGCTGTGCCAACAACTGTGGTAGTAGCAGTATAGTTAAAAGATATAGTACCAAATCCACTAGGAGTAGTGCCGTCTCCTAACATTGTGGTCCACGTGATGTTTTTAGATGCTGACGTAGATCCGCCACTTTTTGCTGCACTGATTAAAATTTGGCCACCACCATTAAAAAATGCTCGTGCATGATTAACTGCACTGACTGTTAACCCACCAGTGGTATATCCAGGAAAAGTTATTGTTACAGTGTGTGTTAATGTACCATTCCAACTGGCGGTTCTAGTTTGATTTACTAATGTTTCTGTAGAACTGTTGCCTCCAGTGGTTGCTAATGTTAATCTAGACGATCTTACAAGATTAGCAAAAGTAAAATATTGATTGGCCAATGTGCTGTCGATACTGATAGCACTAGATGCTAATGCCAAATTGCTGCTTTCACTTACTCCAGTTTGATGTTGCCTGGCTAGAATCATATCGGTACGCAATCTTGACCATTGAATAACTTGTGCAGTAGTGCCTGGAACAATCTGACTACTAACAATTTCTTGTCCGTACCCTTCATCTCCTGCACCTATACCCATTACTGCAGCTATGGTAGACTGTATGGTATTATAATCGGCTGCAAAAATTAATTCGCCTGTTACTTTTGGAAATACACCAGATGGCATCACTAATCCTTTATAATATTACACATTCAACTAGTTTGATACCAGCATCTGCATTTGTTTCTAGAGCAATAGCAAACACATTTGAATTATGTGCTGCTGAAATAACAGCAGTACCATCATTGGCCGCTACCAATCGCTGTCCTTTGATCACAGTGCCTGCAACTTTTACAGGAACTCGTCCTTTCAAGGCAACATACACTCCTCCCTCTAAATCCTTGTTCATCATAAACGCTGGATTTTCACTGATTACACCTATTGCTCTGTCACCCGAGTTACTGGCTGTTATTTCTTTGCTGCCACCGACCGACACAACAGTTCCTACAGAATATTCTGCATCTGGCAGATATTTTTCAGCCAAGTCAGCATATTGCGCAGAAGTTGCTGTTCCATTAAAAATATTAGCAGCCAGATTACCTGATCCGTCTCTTACTGCTACTGTGTTGATTGTAGCAGCAACTGCGGCTGTTCGATATGTTCCACCAACATTTAAACTGTCAGATTGCGTAGCAGGCCCGTTAAAACTGTTTGCATAAACAGTGGCAAATTTTAAAACTGAAGATCCTAAATCTGTAGTGTTGTCTACACCAGGTAACACATCTTCTGCTACTAATTTCAGCGGAGTTACTGTGGTGCTGGCTGATGTGGTTTGGAAGGTAATAGTATTACCAACTTGGTTTTGAATCGTAGGAGTATCACCGCCTGAGACAAAAACTCGTAGATCATTATCGTTACCTACTCTAAAGCCCACGTCTGCAAAACTAACAAGACCGCTAAAGTTAGATGCCGATGCTAACACAAAATCACTAGAACTTAATCCGTTTAATTTTAAAGAATTACTAGAAGTTCCCCAATACACATGATCTGTTGATGTTATTCCCGAACTTGAATAAATTAAGGTAATTCCTTTTTTAACTAAACTATAGCCAGTAATTGCATTGCTAACGTTCAAGGTAAATTCATCTGCAGAAATTATAAAAATTGTGGCGCCATCGACGATGGATTCAATAACAGCATGACTATTACCCAGTGTATCTAACACATTTCTAGATCGAAATTGTGTGGTACCGGCACCAGAAACCCCTAACGGACCTACTAGAACAAATGCGCCGCCGTCCCAGGAG